GCGGTCGCGCCAAGCGACGAAGTTCGGCACCCAATCCGAGCTGTAGACGACGATCCGGTCCTCGCCCATCTGCTGCCGGATGCGGTCGCAATACTCCTCGACGTCGCCGGCCGTCAGATAGCGAACACCTTCGTTCGTCTCCCAATCCACCTGCCAGATGTCGCCCGGCTGCCCGAAGTCCACCGTGCGCATCATCCGCACCGCGAAATCGGCCTGCGCCGCCATCGTCGAATCACCCCTGATCCAGTGATACAGGCCACGCCACCGGATGCCCGGCTGGGCGTGCATCCACGCCCAATGCTTCCGCCAATCCCACGTCGAACCCCGGTGTTCGGTCTGCTGACCTTCGCAACACTTCGTCGAACACAACGACCACTCCGCAGGCCACGGGCCGACAAGGTCTTGATAGCGGTCGGCGACGTCGGGGCCGTCAGCGCGTGGTTCGGGCATCAGGTACTCCGGTCATCCGTAGGCGATCCAATGGACGGTGATTCCCGGGGTGGTCGAGGTCAGGATCGTGTTGTTGGCGGCGATCCGGAACTTGAACCCGGTCGTCGTAATCGAGTTCGTGATCACCGTGTAGTCGTACAACCCGGTCACCCGCTCCACGGTGGCGACGATCACCGGGGCGGCAGGGAACGCCGACCCGAACGTGACCGCCTGATCTCCGTTGGCGTCGAGCGTCGGCGACACCGTCCCCGACTGGATGCCTGCACCGCCGACGCGCGCCTCGACGAGCGGCAACGCCCGGGCGACCCCTCCGGTACCTCCGACCGCCGGGTCCCAGTCCCCGACCGACAGGAACGTGTCGCCGGCCTCGAACTGCACCCACGACGTCACGTCGATGTAGGTCGGCGTCGCTGCGTTCGACCGGACATACACGCCGAGCCCTTGTTCGATCGGCCACGTCATCGACACCACCCGCACGAGATCGGGGTGGATCGTCTCGCCCCGGTAGTCGATCGCGTTGTCCAGATCGACGAAACCGCCTTCGATGTCCCACAGGTACACCTCGTCGCCGGGGCGGACGACCCGGCGGACGTACTGGCCGGTCAAGCTGACCGACGGATCGGTCGACACACCGGTTGCGCCGAGCGCCAGACTGGCCGTCGAGTTCGCGGCACGCTGCGGCGACTTGCCTGATCCGACCTGCCGCCACGTCGACCCGGCCGCCCCGGTCGCCGTCGACACCTTCACGGTGCGTGTCACCGACGCCGACGTGATCAAGAACGTGTCGGCCGCGTCGTCGGCGTTGCCCGACGACGTCTCAGATGGGGCATTGACGACCGTCGCAATCGTCGGGGTGCCACCGGCCGGCGTCTTGAGATCGACCGTCTGCGTCGCCGAACCCACCACACGACCGGCCTTCGTGTCGGCACCGACCGCGTAGGCGTGCGTCGCCACCTTCGCGACGTCGATACCGTGATCGAGCAGACCGCCACGCAGACCGACGTACACCGGATCGGCCGGACCGGTGTCGTCATCGGTGATCACGACCCTGGGCGGCGACGTGAACACCGACGTGCCGGCGTCGACCGTGAAGTCGGGGCGGACGTCGTACTCCCAGCCGCCGAGCGACGCGACAGCATCGAGCGCTTCCCGGTTCGTCTGTGCGTAGGCGGGAAACGACCGGGTGACGTTCGATCCGCCCGACACGGTGCCGGTCGTGATGCCGTTCGTCAACAGGTCACCGAGCCACTGTGTCGGAGTGCCGCCGGTGCGAGTGATCGCCGCCGCCGGATAGGTGTCGAGCCACGTCGACAGGCCGGTGACACGGAGCTCGCGCCGGGACGGGCGGCCGATCACCCGGCCGGTGTAGATCGCCGACGCAAGCACGAACTCGTCGGACACGTCACCGTCAGGCACCGGAGCGGCGGTGATGACGACGTGGCATCCTGCCCCGGTGACGAGGTCGCGGATCTGGCGTGCCGTCCCCGCCGGCAGATGACCGGTGAAGCGGACCGAACCGGACCCGGGACGCATCAGATGCTCGGTGATCACGACTGCACGACCCGTGTCGAATGAGATCCTGGCGCGCAGGCGTGGGCCAGATAGTTCGCGGCGTTGAAGTGCGTCAGGCCGTTCTCGAGAGCGATCGCCCACACCGGCGACGGGTTCGTGCCGTCGTCGTGGTTGGCGTAACAGCTCGTCGTGTTCGTGGTGACACCATCACGGCAGACGAAGCAGAGCCGGTAGCCGTCACCGTCGGCGGCGGTCGTGCGGATGCCACCGGTCACGTTCGTACCGGCCTGGGCGGAGATGTGCGCGAAGCCGTGCCGGCCACCGAACAACGCCGACGTCGACGCCGAGAACACCGGGCGGGCCAGCACGGCAGGCACCGACCGCTTCACGGTCCACAGATCGGAGTGGTAGTACTGGGCGTCGGCACGGACCGACACCACATCAGGCGAGTTCCGCAGGATGATCGGCAGGTTGTAGTTCGGGCCCCCGATCGCCGACGGCGTCGTCGTCTCCTGAATGACGACGAACTCCTGACCGGTCGACCAGTCGCCGGCACCGTCCGGCGCCTGCACCTTGTAACCGGCATCAGGGGTGCCCGGGCCGAGCCGCACGAGCCCGTTCGAGATTCGCCAACCTGTCACACCGGGCGGCACATGCCGTCCATGCCACGCATACCACGCGCCGCCGATCTGCAACTCGAGCAGCGCCGCAGGCTGCGCATACCACAGATCAGGGGTCATGCGGGTGCGCAGCCCACCGATCGCAGACGCACCACCGGACGTCTCGATACCGACCGTGTCCGACCCGTCGGCCGTTTCCGGGTTCGAGCTGCCGCGCCGCGCGACGAGCGTATAGCCGCCCACATGGTAATCGGTGAAGTCGAGCAACGTCAGATTGGCGTCGGCGGTGTTCAGCATCGTCAGGTACGACAGCGACGACAGCGACGTCACCGAATGTGCGTTCGTGACGACGTGATGCACTCCGTACACCTCGACGTCGGCCTCGTACGACGCCGACGACACACGACGCAGCGACACCTGAACTCGCAGCAGACCCGACTGCAGGTACTCGACGACCGGGGACACCCGGACCGCCTCGACCCGATAGAACCCGTCGAGCGTGTCGTCATCGGTCGACGTGACCGGCACCGCCACCTCGTCGTTGTTGACGAGGCCCAAGATGCGTTCACGTTCGACAGTCGCGACCGCCGGCGTCGACGGGTACACGTCGATCTCGATGTCGAACCCGTCGTCGTCGTGACGCACCGACCGGAACCCTCGATCGAAGCTGATCCGGCCGATCGTCGTCGCCATCAGAGTTCCCCGTTCCGGAAGCGTTCCGCCATCTGCACCAGCTCGAACGCGAACTGCTCAGTGATCAGCTGACCTTGCACCCACACGTTCAGCACACGCGTACCGCCGGCGCCCGCCTCGGCGATCGGGGTCACATCACCCTGTTCGCCGATCAGCCACGACCGGCCGTCGGTGTCGGTGAACACCTCCGGCGCAGCCTCGGCGACACGATGCGACATCGACGCGAACGTCGGCCCACCCTGCGCCCGATACCCGCCCGACGACGTCGGAGCTGGCGGCACATAGGTCGTCGTCCCGCGCCGAATCTCGGTGATGCGGATCTGCACGTCACGGGCCACCGTCAACGCGTTGAGCGCCAACATCGCCTCGTTGTACGAGCCCCGGTCGATCGCCGCCATGATCTCGGTCAGCTTCTCCGGAGGGATCTCACCGACCCCCTCGAGATAGTCGAGCACTTCCAACCGGAGATCATCGACCTGCCGGGCGTGCGCGTCAGCAGCAGCCGCCGCGTCCTCGTGGCCTTCCTTCTCGGCGGTCGTCGCCGCCTGCGCCGACTCCAACGTCCGCGCGAACTCGTCCTGCAACTCTCGGTACGCCTGCCGGTTGTTGATCTCGTCCCGCAGATCCGAGATCGCCTGCTCGAGGTCGGACACCTCATCGGCGGCGTCCTCGGCCGACTCGGCAACCTCGTCCATGTTCTCGACACCGTCGGAACCGAACCGGCGGACCCGCTCCGCCGCCCGGTCGATCTCCGTCGCGACCAGATCAGCCGCCGGCGACATACGCTCGTTCAGAACGCTCGACGCCTCAGCGACCTCGTCGCGTGCCTCACGGATCGACTCGGCGACCATGTCGGCCGCCGGCGACATCGTCTCCTCGAGCGCCCGGGCAGTCTCCTCGATCCCCTCGACCGGCTGCGACCAGTAGTCGCCCGTGAACACCTCACCGGAGGTGATCACCTCGACACCGGCGGCGACGTCGTTGACCAGACCGCCGATCTCGTTGCCGAGCCCACCGAGCCAGCCCTCAGCGCGACGCCGGAACTGCTCCCAATCGGTCGCCTCGACCGTGTCGTTCAGTTCCTCAGCCCGGTCGTTGACGTCCCCCAACGCACCCTCGACCGCCTGCAACGACCCGAGCGCCTGCGGACCCAAATCTTCGAACTGGGTCCCGAGAAACTGGACCGCCAGACGGTTCCTGTCGATCGGGTCCTCGACGTCCTCGATTGCGCCGACCACGTCAAGGAACGCCGACCGGGCATCGTCACCACCCTTCAGGATGCGGCGACGAAGCTCGTCGGAGTCCAGGCCCAGCTCGGCGTAGGCGTCCGACACGGCATCGGTGTCCTCGACCGCCCTGATCCGGAACTCTTTCGTGGCGTCGGCGAGCTTGTCGGTGTCGCGCTGCCCGTTCTGCAGCCCGTCGACCACCATGTTCAAGGCGTCCTGGCCGGACAGACCGAGCGCGCCCCAATGCTGCGAGTACTCGTCGATCGTGTCGAGCAGATCACCAGCCTCGTCGCCGCCCGCCTGGAACGCTGCCACGACCAGATCCAGCGCCTCCTGAGCCGACCCGGCCAGGTTGTTCTGCAACAGCTGCGACGTCGACCGGACGACGTCGTCGAACTCGATCCCCCACGTCTTCGACACCGCCAACACCGACTCGGTGATCTTTGACAACTCGTCGTCGGTGGTGGCACCGATCCGTTCGGCGACCAACGCAGTCGCCTCGGTGACTTGGGCGATGCCCTCACCCCAGCCCTGCGCGTACAGATCGCCCGCCAACTTGCCGTACCGGTCGGCCTCGTCGGCCGTCAACCGGAACTGGCCAGTGACGACGTTCAACGCGTCCTGACGTTCGAACGCTGCCGTCGTGGCCTCGAGCAGCAGCGCGCCGACACCGACAGCAGCGAACCCCTTGACCAGCATCGACCCGAGCGACCCGCCGATCCCCTCGAACCGGCTTCCGCCGGCCTGGGCATCATCGCCGATCCCGTCAAACGTCTTCGACGCCTCACCCTTGGCATCAGCCAGACCGTCAGAGAACCCGGACGTGTCGAGGTCGAGGGCGTACTTCATGACCTCCTTCATCGCCATCGGTCAGTCCTCGATTCGGATCGCGTCGACGAGCTCGTCGACCGTTGCCTCCGTGAACGTGTCCATGATCTTGCGGCGAGCGTCGTCACCGGTCACCCCATCAGCGACGATCGTGAACGCAGCAAGCAGCGCGATCGTCTGCAACGGCCCGGCCGCCGGATGCATCTCGTCGCGGGCCGGCACGAACGTCGCCCATTGCGGCGGCGCACCGAGCAGTTCGGCAACCACAGCAGCGTGACGGCCAGACAACTCCGACGACCGGAACGTGCGACCACGCCACTCGAGCGACCACACCCGCTCGATCATCCCTTGAACCCTTGCGCGATCGCCTTGCCCATCTTCTCGACCACCTCGTTCTCGACGGCGACCGACGCCTTGCGGCGTCCCCGTCTCCACGTGTTCTTGCCACGGGTGCCCGGATGCTGCGCCGACGACCGCACTCCGCCCCGATCTGCACCCGGCACGATCACGTACCGTCGGCGACCCCGGGCGCTGCGCTGCCTCGGGATGCGATGCGGCGACATCGGGTGCGCGACGAAGTGCACCGGCCCGGTCGCACGCACCAGCGCCTCCCGATCACCCTGCACGAAGAAGCGGACGCCGACACGGGCGCCCCGCCTGCCGACACCGGACAACCGGAGATCCCCGCCGGTGTCGGTCCGCATCACCTCGAGCTGAGCCTTCTTCGCTGCCAACGCCGCCGACGTCACCGCCGGCCGCTGCGCCTTGCGCACCGTCGACCCGAGACGATCGAGCCGACGCGCGAAGTCGTCGCCGGCCGACGACAGCGGAGCAGTCGGCACGACCCGGTCAGCTGGTGAGCTGCGTGAACGTGCCGGTGACCTGCAGCACGAGCCGGGCAGCGGCCCGATCGCCGACCGACCCGCCGAACGGCGACCACTGCACGATGTACACCGCTGCGACGAGCGACGGGTTCGTCGACCCACGCGACGCCGACGTCGGCTTGACGTCGACGTAGATCGGATCGGAACCGGCCGACGCGACCCCGCCGAGCGTGGACCTCACGATCGAGTCGAGCGCGGACGCCGCCTGATCGGAGTTGCAGTCGAGGACGATCTGGTCGTGCGACGTCAGACCGGGAATCACCTCGGTGTAGCCGCCCGACCCCATGTTGGTCGTGTCCTGTTGCGCGACGGACCAGCCGACCGGCGCAGACCGGACATACGACGTGATGTCCGAGGCGGACGAGATGGTTCCCGAGATCGAGCCGACGGCAACGCCGGGGCCCGGCGCCGTGCCGGTCCATGCGGTGCCGAGCAGCACGGTCTGCGAGGTGAGAACGTAGGCGCTCATAGCGGATCAGTCCTTCTTGGTCGATGGCTTGCGCCGGGTGGGCTTGGGAGGGATCGGGGGCCAGTCGACGACCGGCCCCCGAACGCGGGCAGGCTCGACAGGATCGGAGATCTCGAGCGGGGGATGCTCGAACAGGTGCGGCGCCAACTCGACGAGCGGGTCGTCGTCGGGCAGCACGTCGCCAACCGTGAACGACCGGCCCAAATGCTCGAACGAGACGGCGACAACAGCCATCACCACACCCCCAGCACGACAGCGAACGTGAACGACCCCGACCCGATCGTCGCGGTCACCCGGAAGTAGTCGTCAGTGATCGGCCCCGCCACCGACGTCCACTGCCAGCCGACAGCAGACACCGTCGAGAACGATGTCACAGCCGCCGGCGACCCGAACCCGGACGAGTCGTCCGACTGGACGGACACCGCCAGGTTCGTCCCTGACGCCGCCGTGACGTGCAGACCGCACCACAACCGCTCGGTGCGACCGTTCGGCCCGGTACCGACCGCGCCGAGCTGCAACGCATCACCGGTCAACGTCGACGACCGGGCGGCGAGCGGCGCCCCGACGACCCCGTAGACCGCCGGGGTGTCACCCGTGATCGACGCAGCGAACCCGGCCACATCACCGACGGACCCCTGCTGCGTCCGGTACGCGTCGAGCTGCCCGCGCACGAAGATCGCCGCATCACCAGCAGCGTGAGCGGTGCCGTTCGGGATCACCGTCACGAGCTCCTGTCGGCCCCGCGACGCCGACGCAAACACCGCATCGACCGCATCGGCGGCGTAGTCGGCGTGACCGCCGATCGACGCAACCGCCGACACCAGCCCGGGCAGCATGATCGAGAAGCCGAGCCCGGCGAGATGGTTCGCGTCACGAACCGCACACGACGCAGCGGTGTCCAGCTGCCCGGTGAACGGCGCCAGGTCCCACTGGTCCCACAGTACGTGCGAGTTGGTCAGGGTCGTTGCACCCACAGGGCTACACCTCCGCTGCGTCCTTCGACGCGATGACCGAGAACGGAATCTCGATACGGCCGGGATCGGCCTCGACATCAGGCCATTCGGCGAACAGCACCACACAGTCGGCGACCGCGCCGCCGAGCGTGCGATCCGCCATCACGAGATCAGGAACCGACGACGCATGACCGGCACCGGCGGCGCACAAACGGCACGCCTGTCGGAACAGCGTCTCCATGTCACCGGCGACGAGCTGCACGACCAGGCGGCCGAGCACATCGGCGGTACCGTTCGGACCCATCGACGTGACGTACGAGATCCAACCGTCGCCAGCAGGATGCAGCGACACCGCCGGCAGGTCCGGGTTCAGCTCCGGATAGGCGTAGACGGTGAAGTCCTCACCGGCCGCAGCAAGCCCGGAACGGACCTGATCGGCCAACGCCGCGAAGATCGGCGCCACGTCCAGGCCGACCATCAGCCGATCCCCCATCGCGACGGATGCCGATAGTCACGCACCGTCTGCCTCACAAACAGGTTCTCGCGCGACCCGACACCGGCGAACTCGGTCGCAGCGACGATGCCGTGCCGCACCTCACGGTTCTCCAACGCATCCTTCGCGACGATCTTGGCGGCCTCGAGGATCGGGGCCGGCACCGCCGCCCATCCCCAATCAGCCGTCACCGTCACCGTCGCCCGACCACCGTCGTTCGTCCAGCAGGCGCCCCACGGGAACCGACGCAGCTGACAGTACGGCACCGACTCACCGGCCGCCGACAGACCGTTCAACGGCTCCGCTTGGAAGTCGTCACCCGACGTCAGCGTGGTGCCATCCTCGACGACCGACGTGATCGACACGGCATCGTGGATCACGAGCACATCGGACGCCTTCGCAGCGAACGAACGCGCCGACGGCGTACCCGACGCGACAGCGATCCGGCGGCCGAGCGCATTGTCGATCGCCTGCTCCGCTGCCAGAACAGCCTCCTCGAGCAGCGCCTGCTCGGTCACCTTGTCCGACCGCATGTACGCCTGCAACGTCGTGGTGTCGAGGTAGCGGCCCGGAACACTCATCGCGGTCAGTCCTTGCCGGACCGAACTCCACGAACTTCGCCGGGGCGCGCCGTCGCCGTGTGCACGACGTCGCCCCGGGTGGCGTCGTTGGCGTCGGCGAAGAACTGCGGGAACTGTCGGACGAGCGGGTCGTCGCCGGGCACGATGGCGTCCTGATAGACGGTGACACCGCCGGCAGCGTGGAACGTGGACGTGGCCCGCATCGCGGGCTTCTTGGCGGTCGCCATCGTGGCCTCTCCTTCGGTGGTTGAGCGGTCGGAACGTGCCGCCCCCACGCGCCCCGACCGGAGCGGAGGCGCAGGGGCGGCAGATGTCCGGGCGGATCAGGTGACGTTGAGCACCTGGACGGCGGTGGCGACCGACAGGCGGGCGCCGTTCCGCCAGCGGCAGTACCAGCCGACCTCGCCGGTCGGGCGCTGGTTGGCGCCCATCACGACCGGGATGAACTGGACGGTCATGCCGATCCGGTCCCTGATCCGGTACTGGCGGAAGTCGCCGTAGCCGAGGATCTTGTTGTCCTGCGAAGCGTTGATGACCGAGTCCATCGCCGAGTTCTGGTACAGGTCCTGGCCGAGCAGCTCGGGAGGCTGACCGCCACCCAGGTAGGTCAGGAACGCGTGACCGAGCGCGGTGCCGAACTGGCGGGTCAGGTTGATGACCGGGAGCGACGCCTGCCAGGTGGCGTTCTGCTGCCAGCGCGGGTTGAGCGCGTTCTGCACGGCGTACACGTCGGCGACGGCGTACACGTCGGTCGTCGCCGACGCCACGGCGGTGGCGTCCGTCACCCATCCGTAGGGCTCGTTCGATCCGTCACCGGCACCGACCGTGAACTTGGTCAGCTCGAGCGTGTCCTTCGCATCGGCGAACATCGTGGACAGGTCCTCGCCGAGCCCGTCGAGGTCGTCGAGAGCGGGGAGGCTGGCCTGCGCGTACGCCTGCGCTTGGTGGATCTTGATCGCCGGCTGCCCGAACGTCGGGGTGTCGTCAGACACCTGGGTGGCCTCGGCGTCGTAGGACGCCGTGATGCCGGCCGACGTGATGCCCTGCCAGTTGTCGGTCGCGACGGTCGACACGTCAGCGAGCATCCGAACCGGGTTCACGGTGCCCGAGCTCGTCAGGATGACGGTCGGATCGAGCGTGAACGGCATCAGGTAGCCGCCGTTGGCGTCGGTGCCGACGTTGATCGCGGCACGCTGCTCCTCGGCCTGCTGCAGCAGGTGCGCCTGACGGTCGGTCAGGACTGGATGCTGGCGGGTGATGAGCTGCAGGAACGCGGCCCGGTATTCGGGGTCGCCGGTGGCGATGATGTGCCGGGCGAGAGCGCCGCCCCGGTTGACCTTGCGGTCGCGGAGCATCGCGTCGACGTGGTCGCGGTTGGCGTCGGACAGGTACGGGTCGCGCTCGATGGCGCGCATGGCCCGATCCTCGACCTCGCGACGCGTCTCGGCGGTGCGGGGCGCGGACCGGAGATCGAAGTCGTACGGGTCGTCGCCGCCGCCAGCGCGACCGATGTGCCCCGGTGCGCCGGCGGGGGCGGGCGGGGTGTTCTTGCGGGCGGCGTCGATGGCCTCGAGGTCGGCGATCTCGGCCTCGGCCTCGGCGATCGGTGCCTTGAGCGAGCGCAGCTCGTCGAGAGCGAGGGCGACCAGATCGCTCTCGTCGGGGGTGGCGTCGCGGCTCTCGGTGGTCAGGGTCGCCGAGAAGTCGTCGAGCTCGGAGAGCTTGGCGTCGCGGCGGGCGGTGAGCTCGGCGAGTCGCGCGCGAGCACGGTCCAAGTAGTTCATGGTTGGGTCGTCCTTTCAGACGGTGCGCAGGTCGACGCGCGCCAGGTTGGTCGCGGCGGCGATCTGGGAACGGGTGATGAGGTGACCGGTCGAGTGCTCGCGCGGCTCGGCGGCCGGGGTGTTTCGTGGAGTGGTCGCGCCGGCTCCGCGATCGGGGAGTGATCGCTGCTGACTGCGCAGGGATCGCTCAAAGTAGTGGTCGGTCAGGCAACGCACCTCCGCCGTCGCTGCGGACGATGCCGGATACACCACGGGCCCGAACTCGAACAGGCGCACCTCGGTGATGGTGCGCTCTGGGATGCCGTCGGGGTTGTGGTCGGATTGCTTGGGGTCCATGTTCCATTCGTCCTTGACGACCCGGAACCGGAACGACGCGCCGAGCACCGATCCGAGGTTGCGGCCGTCGATGGTGCGGCCCTGCAGCGCCGGCAGGATGAAGTTCCGGTTGTAGTCGGTGTCGAGCAACGGCACCTCGTAGTAGGCGCCGTCGTCGTCCTCGCGCAGTACGGTGATCGGCCCCATCGGCTTGTCGCCGATCTGCGGGTCATAGCCGTGGTCGAACGAGCAGACGATGCGGTCCCGGTTCTCGCGGATCGTCTTGCTGAACGCTCCAGCGCGGACCGACTCCAAGAAGTGACCTTCGAGCCACGAATCGATTTCGTAGTGGACGCCGAACCGGGAGAAGTGCCCGTACAGCGTCGACCCGGACGGGGCGTCGTCGTCGGCCCGCAGCTGGACGCCGCCGGCAAACTGGCCTCGATAGGCGATGTCGACGCCGTCGGCGGCGAGCGGGTTGGTCATGATGGTGCGTCTCCTTCAATCGGAGGCCGATCCTCGAGATCACGCATCTCGTCGACCGACAGCAGCGTTTCGCCGGTCAAATCGTTGATCTCGGCGGCGATCTTGTACGACTCGTACCTGCCCCTCAGGTCGGCACGTAGCAACCCGTCCGGGTTCAGCTTCACCTGCTGAGGCTTGGCGATCAGCGACGACCATCCGCCCTCGATCTGCCCCTTCGGATACAGCAGCTCTTGCAGGTAGTCCTGCTTGCGTTGCTCACGGTTGGCGTACGTCAGGCTGGCGCCGGACGGGGCGATCCCGATCTCTTCCGGCGGCGTACCCATGTAGCGACACACCTGCTCGTCTGACAGCCGCATCGCTTCGATGAACTGCGAATCGTCCGGGTTGATCTGCATCTGTGTCCACTTCACCGACTGCGGCAGCACGATCGGCTCCCGAGTGGTTCCGGACACGGCATCCATCACTTTCTGCTTGAGCGCTTTCGCGCCCTCCTCGCCGGGGTCGTGGTCGGGGGCGATGATCGCTGTCGGATGAGCGCCATCGCGGAAGAAGTTTCCGGAGAAATCCTGGGCGGTCATTCCCGGGAACAGCGACCGGGCGGCGTACTGCAGTGGATTCAGACCCTTCGGGTTTCCAGGCAACACGTACAGCGGAATGTGGAGCAGCTGCCCGATCGGCCACAGATCGACCGGTTTGCCGTCAAGTAGCCAGCCGCGCGAGTCGGAATAGTCGATCCGGTCCGGGTGCAGCAGCGCCGCAGACTGCGCGCGACGTGAATCGGTGGCGGTCACCCACAGATTCATTCCGCCACGCAGGTACATCGAAAGCGCCCCGGCGAACACCCACGACGAACGCAGCGACCCGTCGCCGGCAGGGTTCGCGACGATCGGCGGATCGGGAACAACGTCACGACCTCGATGCGTGTGCACCGGGAACGACGCAAGCGTGGCGGCGTTCTTCATGGCGCAACGCCACACCACCGACGACGACAATGCTGTGTCGATCGACTGCACCGAGGTACGAGACAGACCGGACGAACCAATCAGCCTGATGTACCCGTCGAGTGACAGGCCGGCGCCGCCTGGCAGCGACCGGGCCGTGTCGCGCTGGTCGTCAGAACGGCGTGGAGCGAAGATGCTCACCGGGACCCGACCCGATACGAGATGGCGAACACGCCGACGCCAGCAGCGACGACGCCGAGCGGCGGCCAGGCAAGCCCGAGGCCGAGGCCGACCAGTCCGATGCCGGCGACCTCGCCGAACGACGTCAGAGCATTGCGCATGGTCGTCGTCCTTTCTCGCTCAGTACACGAAGAATTCGGGGGGCCGCTCAGGCGGTAACTGCGTCTCGAACGCTCGAGCGGCGACGGTCGCGGCGACGATCGGTGAGATGTCGGACAGAGCGGTCTGGCGATCCCACAACCAGCCGTCACCCCGCGCCTTGCGGGTCGCGCCACCATGCGCCGAATCAAGCCACGCCTGCCCGAGATGGCAGTAGCGGCCCTCGACCATCCCGACACGGAACGCCTCACACGCCGCCGTGTACTCGCGGCCGGTCAACCTGACGATCGGAGTCGTCCCCGCCGCCCGGGCGATCTGCCCGGCCAACGCGTTTGCCGGGCCACCGGCGTCATAGGCGACAGCGATCGGCTGATGTTCGGCGACGAGCCCGGCAAGCCGATCCTCCAACCAAAACACCCCGGCCTGCAGGTCGATCACCTCGACCTGCAACCGACCGGACGGGTTCCGACCCGCCGACGCAATCGACGCCGACCTGCCATCAGGCGACACATCGACACCGAACGCCCACGGCCCCTCGAACCGTTCCCAATCGGCCCTCGACGACCACACATCGGACGGGATCACCAGCTCGCGGCCGATGTCACCGATCTGCGGCGTCCGCACCCACTGATTCGCGTA